TTGCCGGATTGGTGGAAGACTTTTCGACGATCCTTCCACAGATTACAGAGTTTGCAACCGAAATTGTGTTAGGGCTGGTTGACGGGCTTGTAACAAGCCTTCCGACAATCAGCACAGCGGCGGTAGAAATGATAAACGCGATTGTGCAAGGGCTGATTGGGGCCTTGCCCGCGATTGCAGAAGCCGCAACGCAAATTATCCTTTCTTTGATCGACGGGCTTATAAGCGTTCTTCCCCTTCTTCTGGAAGGGGCGGTGCAGATTGTTCTTGCGCTGGCAAACGGGATCGGGGAAGCGTTGCCGCAGTTGTTACCGAAGATCGTTGAAGTTGTGGTTGCAATGGTGCAAACGCTGGTTGAAAATATCCCTATGTTGATCGACGCGGCATTACAGCTTATAACAGGGCTTGCGCAAGGGATTATAAACGCGGTTCCCGTTTTGGTGGCCGCGCTTCCTTCCCTGATAACGGTGTTGATTGACGGGCTTCTTTCGGCAATCCCGCAGATCATTCAAGCGGGTATTTCCCTTTTCACTTCTCTTGTACAAGCCTTGCCGCAGATTATTGAAACAATCGTTGCGGCGATCCCGCAGATTATAGAGGGGCTTATAACTGCCTTAACTGGCAGTATACCGCAGATTATTCAAGCAGGCATTGAATTATTTGTGTCGCTGATTCAGGCATTGCCGGAAATTATTGCAACGATTGTCGGGGCAATCCCGCAGATTTTGGCCGGACTGCTGACCGCCTTAACAAACAGTATACCGCAGATCATTCAAGCGGGCATTGAATTGTTTGTGTCGCTGATTCAGGCATTGCCGGAAATCATTACAACCGTTGTCGCGGCTATACCGCAAATAATCACTTCGCTTGTAACGGCTTTGGTTGGAAGTATACCGCAGATCGTACAAGCAGGCGTGCAACTGTTCGTTTCGCTGATAAAAAATCTTCCGACAATCATTGTTGAAATCGTGAAGGCCGTGCCGCAGATTGTAACGGGCATTGTGCAGGCATTTTCTAACCTACGCGGGGAGCTTATCAACGCGGGCGGCAATCTGCTTCGCGGGTTGTGGGAAGGTATCAGCGGGGCGGCGGGCTGGTTGTGGCAACAGGTGTCCGGCTGGGCTTCTAACCTTGTATCGAACATAAAGGGGTTTTTTGGCATTCACTCCCCTTCCACCGTATTTGCGGAAATCGGTTCGTATATGGGCGAAGGCGTAGGCGTGGGCTTTGGTGACAGCATGGGCGGCGTTTCTTCTGAAATGACCGCCGCAATGGGTGGCGCGGGGGAAATGACCGCCGCCGAAGCGGTGCGTTCGGTGAACGACGGCATTATATCCAACGTGGCCGCGCTGGAGGGCGCGGTAACGGCCATTGTGCAACAGGTAGTAGCCGGAATGACGGCGCAGGCTGGACAATTCGGGCAAATAGGCGTAGATATGGCCGCCCGCATTTCCGAAGGCATAATAAACGGGCTGGGCAGTATAACGGGCAAGATGGCCGAAGTAATACAATCCGTTATTACGGCCTTCACCGCACAGCACGGAAGGCTGACAACGGAAGGCGTAGAAATGGACAAGGCCATAGCGTCCGGCATGGTGAACGGCATTCCGCAGATCACAGGCAAGGCCGCACAGATCGTTCAATCCATCATTACCGCCTTCACCGCACAGCATGGCAAACTGACAACCGAGGGCGTGAACATGGACAAGGCCATAGCGTCCGGCATGGTGCAGGGTATACCGGAAATCACGGGCAAAATGTCGCAGATCGTTCAATCCATTGTCACAACCTTAAACGGCTTCACGTCGCAGTTTACGGCGGCGGGGGAAAACATGGTGCGCGGTATTTGGCAGGGCTTTCAAAATATGTCCGGCTGGTTGGAAAGCAACGTGCGTTCTATGATGAGGCGCATTGTCGCCGCCGTGGAAGCGGAAATGCAGATCAATTCCCCGTCAAAGGTATTTGCGGGGATCGGCGCATACATGGCCGAAGGTTTAGGGCAGGGCTTCGCCCGTGAAATGCGGGACGTGGAAAAGACGATCCGCACGGCCACGGCTTCCAGCGTGCCGGAAGTGAAACGGCCTTCCGGCAGAGTGAACCGCAACGAGCGGGGCGGCGGCGTTCAGGTGGTGCAAAACATCTATGCCAATGAAACAAGCTATGCACAGCAACAGCGGGAGGCCGCAAAGCAATTCCGCATGATCGCGCGGGAGGTAATGGCGTAATGGCAAGGAAGATCGAAATACTGACGTATACGAATGAGCGTGGGGAAAGTGTGGCCTTTTCCCACGCTTCCGTTTACCACACGAACAGCGTTAGCGGCCTTTCTGACGTTCGCAACGCAATTTACAGCATAAACAGCATGGGGCAGGACGGCGACACCTATTTAGGCAACCGCATAGAAAGCCGCGAAATTGAGATTGTGGGCAGTATCAGGGAGCGGAACAAGGATCAAATGCGGGAATACCGCCGCAGGCTGAACCGCGTTCTAAACCCGCAGTACGCCGCCACGCTGACATATCAGTACGGCGATTTTGTGCGGGTGATTGATTGCAAGGTTGACAACGCGCCCGTGTTCACGCGCAAGGCCATTTTTCAGGACTTCACAATACAGCTTCTTTGCCTTAATCCGTTTTGGAGGAAGGAGAGCAAGACGCGGGACGATATAGCAACGTGGATCGGCGGGCTGGAATTCCCCGTTGAGATCGTGCCGGGGTGGGAAATTGGGTATAGGCAACCTTCCTTGATCGTGAACGTGTATAACGACGGGGACGTGCAGGCCGGAATACGCGTGGAGTTCCGCGCCCTGGGCATGGTGACAAACCCCGCCCTTTTGAACGTGGACACGCAAGAATTCATCAAGCTAAATTACACGATGGAAGCAGGCGACACGCTGACCGTTTCCACGGGCTACGGGGAAAAAGAAGTAACCTTGAAGCACGGCGGCATTGTAACGGACGCGTTCCGCTATCTGGACGTGGACAGCTCCTATTTACAACTTTCCGTTGGTGACAACCTTTTCAGATATTCCGCGGAAGGAAACCTTGAAAATCTGGAAGTGTCCATATACCACGATGATCTATATTTGGGGGTGTGAGGCGTGGAGCTTTACATATATGACCGAAACATGATCCTTCAAGGGGTGATTGACGAAATTTCTTCCCTTATCTGGACGCGGCGGTATTGGGCGGCAGGGGAATTCAAGTTGCTTGTGCCGTTCACAGATCGGCACGTTGCCCTTCTGGTAAAAAACCGCCTGATTATGAAGCGCGGGGACACGGAGGCCGCAGAAATACGCTATGTGAACATAAGCAAGAATTCGCAGGGCCTTGAAGAAATCGAAGTGCAGGGCAAATTTATCACGCAATGGATCGGGAAGCGCATTGTGCGCGATCAGATAACGGCAACGAGCGGGACGCAGGATATTCTATACCGGATCGTCCGGGAAAATATCATTTCCCCACGGGTTGCCGCCCGCCGCATTCCGAATATTCTTCTTGACCCGCTGGACGTGGACACCGGAAGCGGCAGGATCAACTACACGTCCGAAGCCTTTATAAACGCGCTTTTGGCCGTGGAAACGGCGGCGAAGGCGGCAAAGCTGGGCTTCCGTTCCCGTTCCGATGTGCGCACGGGAAAGCACTATTTCAGCGTATACGCTGGCCGCAACCTGACCGCAGATCAGACGGAAAACCCGCCTTGTATCTTTTCGCAGGAATTCGACAACATCACAGAGCAGGAATACACAAACAGCGTTGAAAACCTGAAAACAACCGCATACGTGGGCGGCGAAGAGGTAGAACCGCGGGTTGTGGCCGAAGTGGGCGGCGGCGCGTCCGGCCTTGACCGTGAAGAAATCTTTGTGAATGCAACGGATATTACGAAGGTTTACACGGACAGCGCGCAAACAGAGATCACGCGCACGGACGCGGAATATTTGGCGTGCCTCTTGGAGCGGGGCGCGTCGGAGCTGGAACAATACGCCGAAACATTGAGCTTTTCCAGCAAGATCAACACGCACGCAAACCTGAAATACCGCGAAGATTACGATTTAGGCGACAGGGTGACGTGCGTTAATAAACGCTGGGGTATCAAGATCAACGTGCGTATTACCGAAGTGTCCGAAACTTACCAACAGAACATTGAAGAAATCGACATTACTTTTGGTGAGAGCTTGCCCGCCCTGCTTACACAGATACGGCAAATTGCAAAGTAAAGGGGTGAAAACATGGAAAAATCAAGTTTTTTCAATTCCGTTTCCCATGATCGTGTATACCGCGCGGAAGAGTGGGCCGAATACTTCGCTTCATTTATCGGCAACGGCGTGTTCCCCGTTCCGTCAAACAATCTTCAAGTGGTGGCGGGTTCTGGAATGGTTGTGACCGTGAAGGCGGGCAAAGCGTGGATCAACGGTTATTTCTATTACAACACGGGCGATCTTTCCCTTACGCTTCCGGTTGCGGACGGCGTGTTGAACCGGATTGACCGAATTGTTGTGCGCTGGGACTTAACGGAACGGCTGATTTCCGTTGTGGTGAAGTCTTCCACGCCTTCCGCGTCGCCCACGCCGCCCGCGTTGCAGAGGGACGCGGACGCATACGAATTGTGCCTTGCGGACATTACCACGGGCGCAGGCGTTACGGCCATATCGCAGGCCGTCATAACGGATCGCCGCCTTGATACTTCCCTTTGTGGCGTGGTGGCGGGCGTGGTGGATCAGATAGACACCGCCGCGTTTAATGCACAGCTTGAAGCGTGGTTTTCAGACTACAAGGGGCAGAGCCTTCAAGAGTTCAACGATCTTGTGTCCTATATGGAAAGTTTGGAGCTTTTGGGGGATCAGCAGTACAACGCCCTGCAAGCCTACATGAACGCGTTTAAGCTGGAAGCGGAAAACGACTTCAACGCATGGTTTGCTTCGGTGAAGAACGTGCTTGACGAAGACACCGCAGGCCATTTGGTGAACATGATACAGAGCAACACCGCGCGCATTGAGTTGATCGAAGCCGTGCTTTTCAATGACATAACGGCAAACCCGTTCTTGATCCTCTTTGACGATCTGGACGGCGTGGTATCAACGGGCGTATGGAACGCGGCGTTGCGCCGGATCGAATGTTGACGCGGTGCGCTTGCACGGGCGCGGAATTATCGTGCATAATCGGCAACATCTTCACAGAGCTTCGCCCGCCGTGCGAAATGTGCGGCGGTTCGGCGGCGGTGGTGCTTTGCGGCGTTACGCCGTCCGGCAACGCGGCCACGCTGACAATCACGGCGGCGGGCTTCGATTTTGAGGGGTGCGCCGAAGATACCGCGATTTTGGAGCGGATCAGGAAAGGACGGTGCTTGAATGCAGGGACAGGAGCGGGAACGCAAAGAGCCTTCCGAATTCAACGTGATTGTGAAGGCGAAAGACCTTGTAAAGCACACCTTCACGATCACAAACAGCACGGAGCGTTACCCGAAGAAATACCGCTTTACGCTGGTGAACCGCATTCAGGATAAAGCGGTTAATATTTACGAAATGACGCTTGA